CTGAATGCCGAGATTAACCGCTTGCAGTGCGGTGAACGGTTCGTAGCACGGGAGAAATTGCGCAATGCTCTCGACGCTCAATTCCTTATCGCCGTTGTAGGTTCGCATATCGCTATACGGCGGCGAGGTGAATAACAGCTTGCTGTGCTGACCATCCATGAGCTGGGTGACATCGTTTATATCCGTACTGCTGCCGCAGAGCAGGCGATGCCGACCAAGCTGCCAAAGCTCTCCGCGCTGGCATATCGTCGGCGCATCCGCATCGATCTCCGGCACCTCGTCCTGTACGATTTCATCTTCAACGCCAAGCATCATGCCAATTTCGGTTGAGTCAAAACCGGTGAGCGACACGTCGAAGTCCTCCGCCTTTAAGTCGGAGAGCAGGCTTTCCAGCTTTTTCGTGTCCCACTCGCCGGAGATTTTATTCATGGCAATGTTGAGCGCCTTCTCGCGGGTAGCGTCCAGACTCACCACAACGCATTCCACGCTGTCGTAGCTGAGCGCTTTGAGCACGGACAATCGCTGATGCCCGGAAATGACCGTGAAGCCGGTCGCCTCGTTGACCACGATCAGTTCGACGTAACCGAACTGTTCAATGGAGCGTTTGAGCTTCTCGAACTCCGCAGCGCCGGGCTTCAGCTCTTTACGAGGATTGTATTTCGCCGGATTCAGCTCCGACAGCTTTAAGGTTTGTATATTCATTTGCCTCTCCTCGCCGTGAGCAACCGCTCCATCACATCGTCCTGCGGATTGCTGCCGGAATACTCGCCGGTGCAGTTGTCCTTCACGATCTGGAATATTTCATACCACAGGCGGTTTGTCTGACTCATATAATTCTGACCCATCGCCACATAGGGGCTTTGGATCGCATTGCCGGTAGTAGGATGCCGTGCCAGAAAACCGAAGCTCGACACCGCTTCCTCGCACTGAATCCAACGGGCGACGCTCATTGCATACCGCTCCAGAAGCTGCGGTGACACCAGCGCCGCGCAGCCACGGGCATTGAGCCACGCCCATGTGTTTCTGTATATCTCATCAGCGGCAAGCGTCGTGCCGTCCTTTTGCTCCGCCGACAGCATTTTATTTGGCTCCGGCATTTCCACGCCTTCGAGCTTCGGAGCGTCGGTGAACTCCATGACCGTGAGCGGTCTGCCGCTGGGATTGCCGGACGTTATTTTATCGGCAAGCGGTTTCTTCTTTGCGCCCGCGCCGACTCTTGCGCCGCCTCGGCAGGTGCCGTCTTTCGCCATATTCATCACACTCCTTCCTGAACTGGGGCTATTCAACCCTTTGAAACCGCGTTTTTCCACACGAAGCCCCACGCCGCTGAACTTAAAATAAATCTGTAGCGATTCAGACCGCCCCTCCCGGTCACTTATCGTGATGACGTGTGCCGAGAGCCTCATGTGCTTTCATGTGACATGAGCGGCAGAGCGAGATGAGGTTTGACCTCTCGCTGGTGCCGCCGTCGGCAAGGGGAACGATATGATGTACTTCCTCGGCGGGCTTGAGAACGCCGTTCTTCAGACACTCCTCGCAGAGAGGATTCGTCTTAATCTTCCGGTCACGGATACGCTTCCACGCTCTGCCGTAGGCGTTCTTATCATTGGGACGTTGGTATCGGTTGTAGAAGCTCTCCGTCTGTGCCTTGTGCTGTGGGCAATACTGTTCTCCCGGCGCGGCGAGGCCGGGGCAGCCGGGGTAGCGGCAGGGCCGCTTGGGACTGGTGGGCATCACAGCACCTCCTTTTGGGCAAAAGAAAAGCCACCGGGGATTTTTCTCCTCGATGGCTGTCCTCTATGCTATTTTTCTATTATACAGTATATCAGATTACCCTATTAACATCTACTAACATAACCTATCATCTTTCGGTTGGCACACGAATTTCATCGTAAGCCTTCTCCCGCAGCCGATAGATATGCTGGATGCTGTAGCCCATGTCGACTGCAATCTGTTCCCACGTTCTGAAGCACAGGTAACGCAGCTCCAGCAGCGTCTGGTGCTCGGTATTGCCCACAGCCTTTATCACCGTGACCATCTCGCGCTTCAGATCTACGAGCCGGTCAATGTCGCGGTTAATCTCCGCCTGCAGGTCTATGATTTTGCCCACAGCATCAGCCATCGTGGAGGTGCTGCGATTGGGATTACGGGGCATACCCGTGAGTGTAGAGGTGCATTTCGTTGCCAGCTCGTTGAGAGAAGCGACCTGCTCCAGCTTGGAGTTGATACGCTGGTCGAGGCGGTACGCTTGACTGAGATATTCCTTTGCGGTCATGCTGCCACCTCCTCGTTCAGCTTCCTGATGAGCAGCTCCGGGTCAAGACGGGTCAGTACCCCAAACCAGCCGGAACGGAAAAACTGCTCGATGCTCCGGCGCTCGTACTGCGCCGAACGGTTATGCGGGTTGAGCGAGAGTGTGCGTAGCGCCTTACGGTAGTCTTTTACCGCCTGAACGACGATGGCGTTTGCGAGGTTTTCGTAATTGGTCTCCATAATCTGTACCTCCGATATTTTTATTCACTCGGATTGGCACGGATTGTCATATGTTGTCGTTGATTGTCTTATTTTGTCAAATTTGCCTTTACGGCAGCTATCAGGGCTGACTGCGTTTTATCCTTCCGACGCAGCGCCGCCATGATGTCGCGGTCGATGGTGCCTTTCGTGATGATGTGGTGTATCACCACGGTTGCCGCCGTCTGACCCTGCCGCCACAGACGGGCGTTCGTCTGCTGATACAGCTCCAAGCTCCATGTCAGCCCAAACCATATCAGCGTCGAACCACCGGATTGCAGGTTCAAACCGTGTCCTGCGGATGCGGGGTGGACGAGAGCCACTGGAAGCTCACCGTTATTCCAGCGGGTAATGCTGTCGGGTGTGTCCAGCTTGGAAAACGGTATATGAAGCGAGTGCAGCCTTTTTTCAATGCGCTCAAGGTCATGCTTGAACCAGTACGCCACCAGCACGGGCTTGCCATTTGCCGCTTCAATCAAATCCTCCAAAGCGTCCAGCTTGCGGTCGTGGATACGCACTGCATTGCCGTTTTCATCGTAAACCGCGCCGTTTGCCATCTGGGAGAGCTTGCCCGCGAGAGCTGCTGCGTTGACCGCATCCACATCGCCGTCGTCCAGATTGAGAATGAGGTCATCCTTCATAGTGCGGTATAGCTCCATCTCGTCCTCGGAAAGCGTGACCGGCACCTCGTTTATCACGCACTCCGGCATCTTCAGGTAATCGGTGGATTTCATGCTGATGGTGATATCCGACACCAGCCGGTAGATGTGCTCCTCGGCTCCGGGCAGCGGTTTGTAAGAGAACACAATTTGCTGGTTGCGCTTGTCCGGAGTAAAGAAGCGACCACGGTATCCGCCGATGAAGCGACCGAGCCGTTCTCCCATATCCAGCAGCTTGTACTCCGCCCACAAATCCATAAGCCCGTTGCTGCTTGGAGTGCCGGTCAAGCCTACGATGCGTTTTACTGTTGGGCGCACCTTCATCAGTGCCTTGAAGCGTTTTGCCTGATGTGATTTGAAGCTCGACAGCTCGTCGATGACCACCATATCGTAGTTGAACGGGATACCGCTATCCTCGATGAGCCACTTGACGTTCTCGCGGTTGATGATGTGGATGTCCACATTGCGCCGAAGCTGAAACCGACGCTCCGCTTCAGTGCCGACCGCCACGGCGTAGGTGAGGTCGTGCAGATGCTCCCACTTTTTGATTTCGTCAGGCCACGTCTGGGTAGCCACACGCAGCGGCGCGATGACGAGGACACTGTTAATTTCGAAGCTGTCATGCATGAGAGCTTTTATTGCAGTCAGCGTAATTACGCTCTTGCCAAGCCCCATGTCCAGTAGAATTGCCGACACAGGGTGATCCAGTATGAAATTCGTCGCATAGGTCTGATATTCATGAGGATTGTATTTCATCCAGCACACCTCCAATCTGCTCTTCGCCGTCAATGACGTATACCTTAAAGCCAAGCGCCTCCAGCTGCCTTTTTCGCTTTACCTGCAGCGGTCGAGGTTTTTTGCCGGATGCTTTTAGCTCCACGAAAGCCAACCTACCATGCGGTAAAAGCACAAGACGGTCGGGCATTCCGTCAAAGCCCGGACTTATGAATTTCACTGCGATGCCGCCCATGTTTTTCGTTGCTACCACCAGCTTGTGTTCTATCGTCTGTTCTCTCATTCCGATTTCCTCCGTATATCAGTGACAACCTCGACAACTTTTCCTATACGCGCACATACGCGTGTGACAGGTACACTATTTCCTATTAAATATTTACCTTTTTGTGCTATATAGAAATTGTTGTCAGGCTGTCTAAAATGGGGTGAAACTTGCCCCTGTACTAAGGTTTTCAGGGCTGACAACCCCTGTGACAAAGACAAGCTCCAGAGGTTGTCAGCATGGGTTGTCATACGCGACGGTATAAACGCTGCTGCCCGTATAAGGGCTGCGTTTTGCGTTCGTCGGTTTTGTGCCAGCCCTCGATGTGAAGCATCATCGCTGCTATCGCATAGGAATCGGCGGGCTTGATGTCCTCCTTGCGTTTGCCGAAGCATTCGCACCATATTTCCAGATTGCTGACCGCATCGCGCCGCACCATGCCTTTCGGCTGCACAGGCGCGTCCGGGTCGCGGATATATTCCTGTCGCGCATAGATATCCATATCCGCCCAGTTTTCCGGCAGCAGCAAATCCAAGTATGCCGTAACGAGACCCTCGCGGTCATCCTGCTCCATAGCGGCAGACTGCTCGACCTGTGATTGTGCCTCCAAGTCCGAATCGAGATATAGCTTTTCGCCACGTTCGACGAGTACCAGTGCCTCCGCCCACACCTGCCGAACGTCCTCTTTCGTAAGCTGCCACGGCTTCAATCTTCCCGTACCGGGTGTTTTGACCGTCCAGAAGCGGCGATTTCCCGTGATGTCACGGAGATAACCATTCTGAGAGTTGGTCGTACCAAAGAAGATGCACTGCCTCGGATGCGGCGTCACCCGTCTGCCGAAACTGGCGCGATATTTATCGTCCTGACGGGAGATGAAGGCTTTGACCTTGTCGATGTCCGCTTTTTTCATTCCGGCAAGCTCGCCGATTTCGAGTATCCAATAACCCTGCAGCTTTTCGGCAGCGGTCTTGTCGTTCATGTCTGTAAGCGACAGGCTGTCCGAATACCACTCGCCGCCGAGCCGCTCAATGAGGGTAGATTTGCCGATGCCTTGGGGTCCGTTCAGTACAGGGATGTAGTCGAATTTGATACCGGGCTGCTTAATACGAGCGACACCGGCACATATCGTTTTTCGGGTGACGGCGCGGGTATAGGCATTATCATCAGCACCGAGATAGTCAATGAGGAGTGTTTCAACACGGGACTTGCCGTCCCACTGCGGCAGT